AGTGGAGTAACCCCAGTCATGTTTTCTCCAGCTTGCATTCTCTTTGCTACTGTAGTTGCTGAAGCTTGAGCTTGTTCTGTATTAATATATTGCACATATAAAGTATCAGGATCAGATCCTGATGCCGCAACAACTTGCAGTATTTTTGCTTGTATCTGTGATGTTGCTCCTGTTATCGTACTTCCAATGAGTGAAGAACTATTAGTTGGCAACGTGTTAGTAGTAGTATCAAGTTTTATAAATTCATATTTTGGATTTATATTTGCACCACCCGGTTTTACTACTGCACCTTCTTTAAATACGTTGTCTCCAAATCTTTGGATTTGTTTACTTAAAATAGTTTGTAACTGAGTAAGTTCTCTAGCCTGTAATGCTTTTCCAGAGTTAAAAAGTATTCGATGATAGCCAGCGCTATCAGCAAAATCATCTTTATAAGTGCTGGAAAAGGTGGTTTCAGTAAGTGTAGTTGCCATATTCTATATTCCTTAAAGAGTAAGTACTATCTTTATATCTTCTTTTTGTAGATTTCCTCTAATTACTGGTGCTCTGTTTTCTATATATAAAATCTGTCCAGTAGTGTTTATAATGTCCGAGCTGTCTCTGTCAAAAGCATCTGTGTCTGTGTCGACTCCAGCAGCTTCTAGCGTCGCGCTACCTCCAGCTGAACTGTTGATTACTTCTGCTTCTTCAAATGGTTTAAATCCAGTAGTCTCATTTTGATAATAATAAACTTGATCCGTAAGAACTTGTACTACGAGAGCTACTGCGCCTGAGTTAGCTCCTGTTATAGTCTTATCGACTGTTAAAGTTGCCGCGTCTGTACTTGACGTAACTTTTAAAAATTTTAATACTCTAGAAGCTGTTCCAGTAAAGTTTGAGTCTCTGCCTAATAATGGATTTCTCATCAAAGTAACTTGTCTGAAATCATTATCGACTACGAACTTGCCGGCTTCTGTTCCATCAGGTTTTGTGTTAAACATTAGTGAAGTTGATTTTAGTTCGTCTCTTGCATCTGCTCCCATACCGCTGTCTGGACCTAATATTACTCTAGAAGTAGCTTGAGTTCCTCCACCTATGTCAGGAGCTGGCATCGCAACACTTACAAACTTATATCCACCTCCCATTTTCATAGTACTATCAGCGCTAGAGTCTAATTCTATCTTTGTAAACGTATTACCCTCAACCGTTCCTGTACATGCGGCTCCAGTTCCGTCGCCTACTATAGTTAAAGATCTCGTTCCATTGTTATAACCAGATCCGCCTTCAATAACTTTAACTCCTAAAACTTGACCTGGGCTTTTAGCATTTTGAACAGCAAATTGTTCTGCCTCAAGTGAAGTATGCCCTCTTCCTAATTCTGCAGTTGTTAGTATTTTTTCAACTGGTACAAAGTTTGCTGATAAGAAAGCGTTAGCTCTTGTGGAACTTAGTGAGTATAGAAATTTCCACACGTATCCGTCTAGAGTTTTAAATGGTTTTGTAGAAGTGCCTGATGGTTTTACTGTAGAAGTCGTTGCTACTCCAGCAGAGTTTCTTGCTTGTTTTAAACAGATGTAAACTTGGTTCTCTTCTGTAAGTACGTAATAAGAATTAGTAGCTGGTATAGAAGAAAAGTTGTCATCATACGCTTGATATATAGCACCTGATGACCAGTTATATCTTGGTATGACAAAAGATACATCTGCAGCAGATTTTATTGATTGCATCGATGCCCTGGCGTTTCTAATTTGCCTAGGCGTATCTAGTGGAGTTGGAACTGTTTCTGAGCTGTCCCATTGCTCAGATCTTCCTATACCAAGGTAATATCTTGCCGAGTCTAATCTTACTTCATCAAATACTCTTTGAAGAAGTTGCTTTTTAAATGGATCTGTTACTATTGCTGTCATTGTCTATCTCTACTATATTAGTTTTACATTTGTTGTTGAATCACTGCCATTAATCATAAACCAGTTAGCTCCGTCCCAAACACATTGTGTTGCTCGATTTTGAGGAACCTCGAATGCAGTAAGAGAACCAGTAAAGTTTTGTGGAGTTACTACTGCTTTACCTGAATTCTTATTTGTAAAAATTTTAAACTCGCCTACAGTAGTTCCATTAGATAAGTCTAAAGCCAAAGTAGAACCAGAGTTACAAATTATAAGAGTTGCATCAGAATCAACTATTCCAGAAGCTGTCATAGTCGCAGCTGTGTATGCCATTTTTGATACTTCAACTGCTCCCTTACCTTTACTTGTTAATTTTAAATTTATATTAGCGTCAGTGCCTGATGCCGCAACTATTGGATCATTAGTTGTTGAATTATTAGTAACTTTAACATGATTAACTGCACTACCAGTAGATACAAAATCTATCATTACAGCTCCAGCAGAGTCTTTTATGGTGTCTTGTATAATAGGTCTTGTTATTGTAGGTGTTGTGATAGTCTTATTGGTAAGTGTATCTGTCGTAGTTCTACCAACTAATGTGTCTGTAGAAGTTGGTAATGTAATAGTACCAGTGTTTGAAATTGTAGATATTACTGGCGCAGTCAGTGTTTTGTTAGTTAAAGTATCTGTCGTATCTTTTAGTACAATTGTACCTGTAGCATTTGGTAGGCTTACTGTTCTATCTGCCGTAGGGTCTATCGCTATGAGTTTAGTTTCATTTACATCCGCTGAAAGTCCTTCAAAGACAACAGCAGAATCTATGATGGTGACTCTTGTACTTAACGTACTACTATCGCCTCCAAGCTGCGTATAAATTTCTTGAAAGTTTTGATTTATTTTTGTACCAGCAGAACGTAAGGTATCTCCAGTACCATCGTTTGCATTAGTGCCTATATTAATATTTTGTCTTGTCATTTTTAAATCCTAATAAGTCTATTTATACTAGATAGATGAGTCACTTAGGTATCTTGTGAACATTTCATTATCCATAGTTTCTGTTGCTAACGAGAAGTCTGGTGTTGCAGTACCAGCACTATCTCTTATATCACTATCATCAAAAGTAAACGAGTTAACTCCTATTAACTCATCAATACTTGAATAAAATTTTGTTAAATCTTGAGCTGATAGATTCTGATATACACTAACTAATTGATTTATTCCAGCTCTTATTTCTTTTCCATCAGAATCTAATAATATTGTAGGTTGAACAAAACCACCGAACAAATTTATTGCGCCTTCACCAACTAATGATATCGAAGTAGAATCTGCTAGTGTCACTAAATCTCCAGTAGGAAAGTTAGTGGCCTCACCAGATAGCGCAACTTCGCCTTGAAAGTAGAACCCTGCTGGATGTACAAACTTTTTATATAACTCACTCCATTTACTAGTATCTAATCCAATTTTTATAAGTATAGCGAATACTTGAAATAAAGCATTATTTTGGAGAAAACGTAAAGACTCCGGTCCTATCTGTGATTGACCTACAGTGAAGATTTGATCTTTACCGTATTCTACAACTGGAACTTCTTGAAAGAATAATCTAAAAAATTCTTCTATAGAAAATCTAGTACCCTTATGTCTAGCTAATTGTGCTAGTCTCGTTAAAGCATATCTAGTATCTGTAAAATTTTCTCCAGTTCTTAGTCCTCCAGCAAATTCACTAACTAGGTTATTCAGTAAATCAGTTTGAGTTTCATGAATATCTCTCTTGGCAAATCCTTGCCTTAAATCATCTCCAAACGCAGAACTAGCATCGGAAGAATCCAAGAACTGATAATATTTTTCTAAGAAAGTTACAAGTTTTGGAAAGTCAGACGTGTAAATCTCAGGCAAAGATTCACGGACTTTTCTATTTTGAAAATTACGTAACCTTCTCTTTGACTCAAAATTAATTGCCATGTTACAATGTTACCGCCGTATTTTGAAAATCCAATAAAGCTACTGAAGACGATACAGGATCTATATCTAAAATATAATTACGTAACGGTCTAATTGTACTTTGATTTGCTGGAGCAGCTTCAATAACTATTTCACTACCTTCAAACGCTGTTGGAGTAAAACCAGTAAGAGTCACCGTTCCTTTTGCAGTATCATAACTACCAGCATTATCAATTTCTATCGTTCCATCAGTAGAAATTATTTGAAGAGTATTTGTATTTAACTTGTTTTGAATTTTACAAGTTTGAGAATTAAAAGTAAATCTAGTACTAGTGATTGTAATGTTTATATCGTCTGGAACAGCTAAAGCGACTGGAAAACTAACAGTGTATGTTAATGTTACACCAGTAGTTGGTACGAAACCTTGTCTTAACTTTATTTCCATTTTTGAATTTAATATCGCAGGATCTAATGCGTCGATCTGTGCTAGTACCAGAGATCTTCTAAATACTGCATTGAACTTTTTAAGATTAGAAGTAAAGAAACTATTTACAGATTCTTGTACTCTGTTTTCCACAGCACTTGGTGTTTGACTGGTTAAATCA